TAGAGGTGGTTATGCTCCAGTGACATTCTTCTTATCTAATTTGGTTGGTACCTTCCAAGTTGGCGAAACAGTTACAATAGGTGGATTTGGTAGCAATACTTTTACAGTTCTAAGGACAACACAAAATTATCTAACTATTAAAAATGATCCAGGATTAGTATATACATCTTTTAATACACTATTCACAGGAGTAACAGTAACAGGTGTTCTAAGTGGTGCGACTGCTTCTACTGGTTTAGCAGCAACAATCACTGGAGCTACACGTAGTAAACCATGTGTTATTACAACATCAGCAGCGCATAATTTAGTTGATGGTGAGAGAATAGTTATTAGTGGTGTTTCTGGAATGATTCAACTAAACAACAATTCGTATTTTGTAAAAGTTACCGCATACAATAAGTTTATGTTGTTTACTGATCTGTCTTTGACTACATTAGTTGATGCGAGCGCATTTTCAACATATGTTTCTAATGGAACAATAAGATATAAAATATATGATCCATATATAAACTTGTATCCTGGAGAGGTTACGCTGTCTAGAGCAAATGGTGTTGTTACAAACTACGAGAATGATAAGAATCTTCTTGTTCCTTCTTCAAAATTACAAGATTCATATTACTACCAAGATTACTCATATGTTATCCGTTCTGGTTCTTCTTATCAAGACTGGGAACAGTACTTCAATAAGATCGTTCATCCAGCTGGTTTTGCTGTCTTTGGAGAGGTTGATTACTTCACTGAAAACGTTGGTGTAAGTAGACTTGGAAATACAACAGTAACAAATGGCGTAATAAATAATACAAGAACTGCAACATCAACAACTGAGACAACGACATAAAATGCCACAGAACGCAATTATAAAAGACAAAACCAAATACCAGTCAGCAAAGGCATATTATGACCTGCTGGCTGCAGGCACAACTAAACTTTATTACTTTTTTGGAAACCCTGTTTCTTGGGCTACATATCCAGGAGGTTCGTTCAACGAAACAAACCCACCAATTCCAACGGATACACCTTTGATAGAAAAACAAGTTTGGGATGGCATTATTGGTTTATATCGTGTAACTTCAGCTGTAAGCAAACTGGCGTTCCGAAGAGTTAACTGGACGAATGGGCAATATTATGATATGTATAGAGATGACTATGATGGTTCAACTGTTACTGGTGTTAGTTTAGTTGGTGAATATGTAAACACAAAACCACTTTCTTTATCTAGATCAAACAACCTTGTTGTGGTGGATGATGCTGGAACTTACAGATTGTATCGTTGTATTGATAATAGAAGCACAACTACTGGTTATCCAATCGCCTCAACAACAAAACCAACATTCACAACATCGGGAATAAACACATTGGCTGATGGTTATAAGTGGAAATATTTGGGAACATATTCTACAGGCGATATTAATGATTACATGACAACTCTTCATTCGCCAATCCCAACTACTCTATCTACTACCACAATATCTGGTGGTGTTTCTGCTATTGTTATGACTACTCGTGGAGCAGGCTATACCAGCGCACCAACAGTAACTGTAAAGGGTAATGGAACAGGTCTTACACTTGGCACTCCAGTTCTATCAGCTGGTGGTGTTGCTTATATTCCTGTTACTGCTTCAGGAACTGGATATACATATGTTGAATTAGCAATAAGTGGTGGTGGTTCACCAACAGTTGCTGCAACAGCAAGAGCAATTATTGCGCCTACAGGTGGTTTCGGAGCAAACATTGAAAAAGAAATAGAGCCAAATTTCTTGTTATTTTCTGTATTGAACTCTTACTTGACAGAATATCATTCAACAAGAGGAACTGCACCAAAAAGATATATAACTGGCGAAATAGCTGGGTTGGTTTACAGAACAGTGGGTCTGATTGAAGATCCTTTTAATATTGGAACATCAACTATTTCTACAGCAACAAATCTTTCGAACTTTAAAGAAGTGAGATATCAAGTTAGTAGCGGAACAACTCCAGTTTTCGGAGATAGGTATTATACAGCTACAAGCGGAACTTCAAATGCAGTTCTAACTGTTGTTGGTGAAAGAACTGACACAACAACAACTCCAAACAAGAAGTATTTAAGTTATTTACAAACAACAGAACAAAGAGTTACAACAGAAACATTAAACGCTGCTACTTCTGCTGTTTCGTTAACCAAGATTGGTGGTGGATCGATTATTGCATTTGGACCATACAGCACCTTTGCTGCTGCAGCAGTTTCAACTGGATCAGACACAATTACAATCAACAATCATGGTTTTAATACAGGCGATTCAGTTGTTTTTAGAGTTGATTCTGGTACTGGTATGAATGGAACACCAGCAATAACTAGTGGTTCAACATACTACATAATATATGTAGATGCAAATACTGTAAGACTTGCTACTACATCAGCAAATGCTTCAGCTAATATTTACATAAACATAACGAGCATTGGAACATCGTCAACACAATCATTTACATACAATGGAACAGATGCTGTGGAAGTTGCTGATGTAGAGCCATACTCTGGTAATATGATTTATGTTGAATATAGAAATGCTCTGACCAGAAACCAATCAGAAAAACAAAGATTTGTTTTAGAATTCTAACTAAATAGATTAGTTACAAAAGGAAAAAACTCACATGGATTTTAATACAGCACCTTACTATGACGATTACGATGAGGCGAAAAAGTTTCTCAGAGTATTGTTTAGACCTGGATATTCTGTTCAGGCTAGAGAACTGACACAGTTACAAACAATTCTACAGAAACAAGTTTCTCGTGTAGGCGATTTCCTTTTTAAGGATAAATCGAGAGTTGTTCCAGGAGAAATTTTAACAATCAATTTTAATTCTCTTAAACTTGAACCACTTGAAGTTAATACTGCTGCCAGCGTCGAAACTTTCCTTACCTCATTAAAAGATTACGAAGCTCTTGGTGAAACTACAGAAGTTAGAGCCAAGATTGTTTTCGCAGAAAATTCAGATTCTGACGGAAACCCACCACTATTATATGTAAAATATATTACAAGTGGTAAGAATGGCGAGAAAGAATTTAATCAAAACGAAATTCTTACTGTCGCAACAGATACAGCAACTTACAGAGTAAGAATTCAGAACGTAACTGATTTCCAAAATTTAGCAAAGATCGCTCACATTGAGCCAGGAATTTTCTTTGTTAATGGATTTTTTGTAAAAGTAGATCGTCAAGATATTACAATCGACAAATTTAGAGTTGATTCAACTGCTTCTATCGGTCTACAAGTAAACGAAACAATTGTTACACCAGAAGAAGATACAACACTGTTAGACAATTCTACTGGATCACCAAATTACACAGCTCCAGGAGCGCATCGTTATAAAATCGAACTTGTTCTTGTTAAAAAAGAAATCGGTTTTGCTGATGACAACTTTATTGAACTTCTTAGACTTCGTAGAGGTAATCTAGAATTTAGAGCAAAAGGAACTGACTTAGCATATCTTGAGGAAATCCTTGCTCGTAGAACATTCGATGAATCAGGCGACTATACTGTTCGCCCATTCGAAATGGAGATTAAAGAGCATAGAGATTCTGACCAAGGACAATGGGCAGGTCTTAGAAACTATCAACTCGGAGACGTTGTATATTATATAGACCCAACAACAAATGTTACTAATTTTTATGTCGCATTAAACACTGGTGTTTCTGGAACATCAGCACCAACACATGTATCTGGTTCTTCAAGCGATGGTGGTATTCGTTGGAGATACACGCTTAAACCAAAGTATGACTACGGTTTATATAAAGAAGAAGAAGGTGGCGATACAGAAAAAGTTGCTTTCGGTATGAAGGCAGGCAAAGCATATATCCGTGGTTTTGAATTTGAAACTAATGGAACAAACTATGTTGAGGCACCAAAGGCAAGAACATATACGCAACTAGAAGATACTGGTGTTGCTACTGCTATTGGTAATCTACTTGATGTTATTGTATACGGTACACCTGATATTGACGGATTGCAGATTGTTGATCTATTCAAAGTTGAAACACCAGCAAACATGTCCAACACAATCGGAACAATTTCCGCTGGTGATGACGCATCTGGTTCTGCTTCTCCAGGAACCATTGGCGCAAGATTAACATACGGTATTGTGATGCCAAGTTCATCAGAATATCATGTTGCTAAAATCAAAGCAGATAATGCGACAACAACCATATTTCCAAAATCAGTCTCTGGCGCACCTTACTTACACACAACAAGAATAGGAACTGCTAGAATTCGTTACTTGGAGCCAGGAGAACTTCTAAATGGAAGAAGAATCTCTAAGATTTCTTTAATGGATGTGCAAATTAATCCTGGAGAGGACTTCTCCAAGGTTCGTGTTATCGGAACACCATTAAGTCTTGGTTCTACAACAACAGGTGGAGATCCAAGATGTTTCCGTGCGTTGGTAATGCCAACTGCGTACAACACAACAAACATTGGTTCTGCTACTGTTCCAACATCTGGTACTGTTTTAACAGGTTCTGGCACTAAGTTTACTTCAGGTGCTACACTTCGTGCTGGTGATCTTGTTTGGATGCCAAACAGCCCACAACAATTGTTCTTCGTTCGAGATGTTCAAGGTTCTGATACAACGATTCGTACAATTAACGACTCAACATTAACTCTCGGTGGTACACTGTATAGAGCAGATTGCGTATATCAAGATCCAGAAAACTTTGATTCTCTGTTTGACATGCCGAAGAAAGATATCTACACTATTCGTGGTGGTACATCTCTTTCTGATTTTAACACATCATACACTGTACTTGAAAGATTTACTGGAACAGCAGATACTGGTTCACCATTCTGCTCAATCTCATTCTCATGCACAGAACCAGACCAATTTTTCAGCACAGTAGTAAGCGATTATATTGTTATTAATCAAAACACAGGCGAAACAGTGACACCTGTTGATGTGAGTGTTACAACTTTAAACACAGCTATTATTAGATTAAATGCTGCTTCTACAGTTAGAAATAATCTTGCTTCTCTTCAAAGCGATTCGTATGTAATCTATGCTCCAACAAGAAAGCGTTTGTTTACTGCTAAAGAAAAAGTTAAATCTCTAAGAACATTTACACTTGAGTTAACTCTACAGACAACAGTAGAATTAGACATTATCAATCTTCAGAAAGCAGATGTCTATCGTGTTCTTAAGATTGAAACATTCCCAAATGTTATTTTCGGAAACACAATCGTTGGTCAAACAACAGGTTCAGGAATTGACATCACTAGCAATTACATTGTTGATGATGGTCAACGAGATACCCATTACGATTTGGGAAGATTAGTTAAGAAGAAAAATATTCCATTCCCAACTGGTCCGATGAGAATTACTTTTGAGTATTTCGATCATTCTGCTGGCGATTATCTTTCTGTTGACTCATACCCAGATCTTCTTTATGAAGAAATCCCAACATTCTACAGTAAAATTTCTGGTAGATCAGTAAGTTTAAGAGACGTTCTTGACTTCCGTCCACGTGTTAACGATGGTGGTACATATTTTGGTGGAACTTCATCTTCATCTTCTCTACCACAAAGACGTTATGGTGTTTCTTGCGACTTTGCTTATTTCCTAGCAAGAAAAGATAAAATTGTATTGAACAAGCGTGGCGCATTCTCTGTTATTAGAGGTGTTCCGTCTGAGAATCCACAATTCCCAGAAGCACCTTCTGATACAATGGTAATTTATGAGATTGAATACAAACCATACACATATAATGTTACACCAAACAATATTATTGTAAAAGAAATTGAACACAAGCGTTACACAATGCGTGATATTGGTAATCTTGAGAAAAGATTAGAAAACCTCGAGCAAGTTACAACATTGAACTTGCTAGAGAAAGAAACAGCAACTCTTGAAATCAAAGACACTGATGGTCTTGACAGATTTAAGAATGGTTTCGTTGTTGATAACTTCCGTGGTCATACTATTGGTAACCCACAAGATATCGATTACGAATGTTCTATTGACATTAACACCAGAGAACTAAGACCATCTTTCTATCAAACTGTTGTTGACTTATACGAAAATGCTTCGTCATTAACAGAAAGAACTGACTCAAATTATAGAATGCATGAAGGTAATGTTATTACTCTTCCATACTATGGTGGTCAAGAACTTTACTACAGAAACAAAAACGAAATTGCTAGTATCGATGCTCTAGGTGCTAATGCGACTTCTGAACAAGTGTTTAGAAGAGAGACATTGATTAGAGAAAACATGGATATCCTTGTTTCTGAAAATCCATATGCAACAGAAGCGATTAAAGTTACAGGATTGTTGCAGGGTAGTAGAACAGGACTTGTTACTCTAACACCATCAACAGATTCATGGGTTGAGGAAAATCTTCCACCAGAATTAATCATTAACGAAGGTGGTACATACGATTCAGTTGCAGCTGCAGCTGATGCATTTGGTATCGACTTCGGAACTGTTTGGAATAACTGGCAAGTAACACAACTAGGTACACCAGTTTCTACAACATCAACAAGCAGTTGGAGAGCAGGTGGTGGTACTGTTGTTTCTTCAACAACAGTTGTTACTCAACAAGTTAATGAGAGAAGACAGGGGACTACAACAAGTTTAGTAGAATCTACTGGTAAAAAAGAAATTAGTGGTAGATTAACTGCACGCCAATCTATTTCTTACATTCGCTCAAGACCAGTTGTGTTTGTTGCTAGTGGCGTAAGAGCAGCAACAAGATTGTATGCGTTCTTAGATTCAACAAACGTAACAGATTACTGCACACAAGCAACTAGATTGTTCCTTGCTGCACGTCAACCAAACTATGGTATTACACCATTCCAGTATGGTTCTAATACAACAATAAGAGACATTTACGAAACATTCGACACAGATGTTTACTTCGGAAACAACGTAAACAACTTAGAAAGAACTTTCTCAGGAAAACTTGTTAACGAAGGTGTTTCATTTACTTCTGCCTTTACGTCAGTATATAATGGCGATAAACAAAACACAGTTAATCTAACAATCGATAGTATACAAAATGATGTCGCACGTAATATTATTGCACCAAACTCACAAATCACAGCTTTCCAGCGTGGTGAGGTGATTCGTGGCGAACGTTCTGGTGCTACAGCGATTGTTATCTTACACG